GTTGGAAGTGACGAGCAATCTATTGAGCAAGCGATTCTCAAGAGCCTTGAGATATGGCGGATGGAAGTTCAGGAGGTGAACGCACCTGAGCTGGTGATGGTTGATAGTGGCGATTACACATCGGCTATTTACGAGTTTGTCCGTCGAGTCGGCTCTCCGTTCGTTGCTGCAAAGGGCTGGGAATCAGGACGGATGCGGTTCGACGTCACGAACTCTCAAACACGGCGAGTGTTTCAAGAGTGTCTAGCAAACTTCCACAGTGCGGAGCGGATTTGGCTATACAATGTCAACGCTTCGTTTTGGAAGGCTGAAGTACATCGTAGGTTCATGACATCGACGTTCAACGAGGCGAACCTGGTCAATGACGGGTCACTGAGTATCTGGTCAACGGATGACCGGAAAGAGCACATCTCATACTCACATCACATCTGCGCCGAAGCGTACGAAGAACGGTTTGTTGAAGGGAAAGGACTGGTAAAAAAATGGGTCGCAAAGCACCGAAACAATCACTGGTTGGACGCGACGGGACTGGCACTGTGCGCGGGCGGGTGTCTCGGTTTCCGAACAATTCAAGTCTCACAGCGAGCGACGACTCCGCAAACACAGGAGTACCGAGCACGCGAACATCGAGAACAAAAAACCCAACAGAGGTTTCAGACGCGGCCGGGCGGCTGGTTAAAGGGCATGAAGCGGTAGCAAAGAAGTACACGCCACCGGACTGCAAGTGCTGCCTCAATCTAAGAGAGTCGCAAGGTAACACGCGATCCTACACGGAAGTCTATTCCGTTCACCGATCCACAAACTATGTAACACGCTACATTCGCTGTAGGTTCTGCGGTGCGACTTCGAAAGACATGGAAAAAACCAACTAGCTGCTATATACATAGCAATTGCAAGTAGAGAATCATTGCATCTGCGGGTAAGATACTCGTATGGATGCAAGCGCACTGTTAGCACAGATCGAGACAGCGATTGAAGCTCTCCTAACGGGTGGAGCGTCGAGTTATTCTATTGGTGCTCGAACTGTAACGAAGCTAGATTTAAAATCTCTATTCGAAGAACGTCGTCTACTTCTCGCTGAGGTACAGCGTGCGACTGGTGGTGGAATCCGCTTGGCAAGAATCACGAGGCCAAGCCGATGATAAGCAAGATGTTCGATTCCATTATCGAAACCTTTGCACCTAGAGTTGCACTGAAGCGGGCTCAGGCTCGTGCTATTCTGTCGAGATCCTACGACGGAGCGAAGCAGACTAGGCTTTCTGGTACTCGTCCGCACAACCGGCCGGCTGACTTAGAGATGATGGGACCGGCCGGAGCTGATGCTGCTAGAGCGTGGGCTCGCGATCTTGTCAGAAACAACGCTTACGCTTGGGGAGTGGTAGATACCATCGTCGCGTCGGTGGTAGGTGAAGGCTTTACTCTGATGTCTGTTGCCGAGACTCAAGACGGCGAAGATGTCGAGATGACCAACGAGGGACGCGACGAGCTATTCGCTAAATGGTGCGAGGTTTGTGATTTAACCGGACAGCTCACTTTCGATGAAATCCAGCGACTCGCACAGAGAGAGATTGTCGAGGCTGGTGAGTGTTTGATTCACATTGTAAACGTACCTACAGACTTTAGAGGTGTGAAGCGTCCTGTTCCGCTTGCTCTTGAGCTGATTGAAGCTGATCGTATCGCGGTGGAACGTGACACCTGGAGTTATCCATCAAAGGACGGGAATAAAATCGTTCGCGGCGTTGAGATTGACGAGATCGGGCGTCCGGTGGCTTACTGGGTGTATCCACAACACCCAAACGATTACACAGCGGTTAATCGTCAGCCGGTGCGGATCGAGGCAGAGAATATTCTACATTTGTACCGCAAGGACAGAATCGGCCAGCATCGAGGTGTGTCTTGGTTCACTCCTGCGATGGAATGGATGCGAGATCTAGGTTATTACGTTTCGAATGAAATGCAGGCCGGGGCGGTGGCTGCTTGTGCGTCGGTGGCGGTGAAAACAGAGACACCGTTTGACAATCTGAATCCTGTTCCAAGCACAGCGTCAAGCACGGACGACAGCGGGAACCAGTACGCGAACATGGAGCCAGGAGCGTTTTTCTATCTGCGGCCTGGTGAAGATATTTCCATGATTAACCCGTCGCGTCCTAACAGCGGCGCGGAACCGTGGATTGCGTTAATGCTCCGTGGAATCGCGGTGGGTACGGGTTTAAGTTATGAGATTGTAGCCAGGGACTTCTCGCAAACAAACTACTCAAGCAACCGTGCTTCACAGCTTGAGGACCGGCGAAGATTCAGACAGTGGCAGAGCTATCTAAAAAATCATCTCTGTCAACCTGTTTGGGATCGGTTCTGTCAAGCTGCGGCATTGATCGGCAATCCGTGGTTTCCATCAATGGCACTGATCGAGGAAGATTGTCGGCGTTACTGTCCAGTGGACATTCAGCCTACTTCCTGGGAGTGGGTTGATCCTGCTACTGAGCAATCAAGCACGCAAGCAGCGATTACAGCGTTTCAGAGTACTTACTCGGATGAGCTCGGTTCACTCGGCAGGAACTGGCGTCATGTGTTCTATCAACGAGCCAAAGAGGAAAGACTACTCAAAAAGCTTGGTTTAGTCTCGCCGAACGCAGCAATTGCGGCCGGGGCTAAGGAAGAAAACGCGATTGCAACGAACGAGGAAGCAAACGCAGCAGTCAAGCAAGCCGCCACCGGTGAAATGGCGTCTGTCTCCACTCTACAGTTCAAACGCAACCGCAAGGCAATCGAAACGATCCTAAGCGAACTCGCTGAAGGCAAGACGAGCGAGAACAAAGCTCGCGTTTACCTTGCAAGCATTGGGTTAACGCAAACGTCGATTGACGCACTGATTGCAGACGCACTAGACGGTAGCGGGAAGTTGGAGTCGATCAGTGGCAAAGTATGACGACATTGACTTCTCTCCACCGCAAGGAGTCCGAGAGGAAGCAAAAAAGGGGCTTGAGTGGCGGAAGGAATACGGGCGGGGTGGGACTGAAGTAGGTGTTGCACGAGCACGAGACTTGAGCAACGGAAAGAACATTAGTCCAGAAACCGCACGACGGATGAACTCGTTTTTTGCGAGACACGAAGGTAACAAAAGTGCGGACGGTTGGAGTCCTGGCGACGATGGATTTCCTTCTGCTGGGAGGATTGCTTGGGCTTTGTGGGGCGGCGATGCAGGCAAGGCGTGGGCAGCAAAGCTAGTGAGACAGATGGAATCGAGAGACAAGGAACGCACAATGAAGCTCAAGCCTAAGAAGCACATTCCAGCGGCCAAGCTTGTAATGCGAATGGTTGACATTCGGCGTGAGCTTGCACAAGAGGAATCGAGCAGCGTTCCTGTCATTATCGCAACTGAAAATCCTGTTGAGCGATACGACGACAGCAGCGATCAGAACTATGCAGAAGTTTTGCTGATGGACGGCGTGGAGTTTCGCGGCGGCCGCACTCAGCTTCCAATCGTTGATTCGCACGACAGAAGCACGACGCGAAACGTACTCGGAAGCGTTCGGAATCTTCGTGTCGAAGGAACTCAGCTTGTAGGTGACGCGACATTCGCACGAGATGTTGAGTCTCAGATTGCCTATCAGAAGTTGCTTGATGGTCATTTAACAGACTTTTCCATCACAGCAACACCAGTCGAACAGATAAGTGTCCGTCGCGGTGAGAGCTACCAGACGACGGAGCGAGAAGTATTCGGGCCCGCAGTCGTGGTGACCCGCTGGCAACCGGTGGATGCGTCTCTTGTCGCAGCAGGCGCAGACGAAACTAGCACGGTCAGAGAGTTGCTGCGGAGTTATAAGTCTGCGGAGGTAAAACGCATGATTTCAGAAGAAATGAAAACCAAGCTCGTGGCTATGGGAATGCCTGAGCAAATCGAGGACATGGCGGAAGCTATGGCCTGGGCAATCGACTACATGAGCGAGGCTAAGGCCGAGCCTGAAGTTGAGAACATGGAAGAAGAATCTGAAGAACTCATTGAGAGTGCTGAAGATTCTGAGATGGTTGAGAAGATGGAAGAAGAAAAAGAGACTGTCGAAAACGCTCTCAAGCGTGAGCGAGTCCGACAAAAGGAAATCCGAGCATTGTGTGGAAAGGCAAAGCTAGAGCGTGCGTTTGCCGATCAACTGTGCGATTCGGGTGTAACTCTGGAAAAGGCACGCGAGAAGGTTTTACAGCGTATGTTTAGTGAAAACAAGCCTGTTGGAACTTCGGCTCGTGTCGAGGTTAAGACTGACAATTTCGATAGCGTCAAGGCTGCTGCTCGTGACGGTTTGGTTTCTCGCTGCATTCAAGCAGCCGGAAGCAAGCGAACCGTCGAGAATCCTGCCAAGGGTCACGAGGACTTTGCTCGGATGCCGCTGTTGCGTGCTGCTGAGATCGTACTTCGTGCGAGCGGTGTTGATACTGATCGGATCAGCAATAGTGCAGACTTGGCCAAGCTGGCTATCGGTCATCGTGCTACCGTTGAGCGGTTCCGTTCGGCCGGGATTGTCCGCGACGCTTACCACACGACCGGAAGTTTTGCTAACCTGATGCTGGACGCGGCCAACAAGACGCTCTTGCAAGGTTACGACGAAGCTCCGCAAACGTGGAACATCTGGGCGCGTCAAGCTCCTTCAGTGTCGGATTTCAAAGCAATCAACCGAATCCGATTCTCTGAAAGTCCTGATCCCGAGATGGTTCCTGAGCGTCACGAGTACAAGGAAAAGGCGTTCAGCGATTCGAAAGAATCTTACAACGTCGAGAAGTACGGTGCTCTGTTTACCGTGTCATGGGAAACCGTGATCAACGATGACTTGGACGCGATCAGCCGAGTTCCGCAGATGCACGGTAACGCTTGTCGTCGGAAAGTGAATCGAGCTGTTTACGCGGTTCTGACTTCGAATCCAACGATGGGTGACGGCGAGGCTCTGTTCTCTGCTTCGCACGCTTCGGGACGTAACTTGGCGTCGTCCACCGGTGCTCCATCGGTTGCGACTCTGAACGCTGGCTATCAGTTCATGATGCTGCAAAAGGGTTTGACGACTGATGCGATCCTGAACATTCAGCCGCGTTACCTGATCGTTCCGGCTACCTTGTCGTCCACTGCTTTGCAACTGGTTGGCTCGTTGGCTGATCCTGCTGCCGGCGGTTCGGCAACAACCGGTAACAGCAACACGCTGAACATCTACGGGCCAAACGGTCCTCGTCCTATCCAAGTTGTGGTTGAGCCTCAACTGGATGCGTCGTCTACCGCTTCTTGGTACTTGTCGGCCGATCCTGCTCAAGTCGATACCGTCGAGGTTTCGTTCCTGAGTGGTGAAGAAGCTCCTGTGCTGGAGAGCGAGTGGGACTTTGATCGAGACGTTTGGAAGTACAAGGTACGTCAAACGTTCGGCGTCAAGGCAATCGACTGGCGCGGACTCTACAAGAATGCAGGCTAGTGCCTGATTTTAATAGGGGCAGTTTTAATTCAAAAGAAATGAGGTAAAAAAATGGCTGGTATTCAGGACTTTCAGCACTGGCACGACGATTTCAACGGAACCGTCGCCACCTTCCCAACGTCGGCCGATCCCGCAACCGCGTGGCTCGTCGATGACACTTCTTCTTCCGG